CGAAAAAACTTCTAACTGTTGTTTGTTTATGTAATGGACTTGGATACGAGTTAAGCATAACAATATCATAATTGTCATTTAACTTCTTTGCTACCTCTGGTATTTCTTCAGCTTTGAATGATATGGAATCTTTTATATGACCACCTGAGCGAGTAAATCCACGTTCTTGTAAATCATATATGTCTACATCATCTGGCATATATCTTTGGAATTCATATCCAAACTTTTCCACTCCGCAGCCATCAAGACCTTTACCAAATACTATTGCAATTTTCATAATTAGTTATATTATATCATAAAATCAGTGATTTGTACACTGTTATTTTCTAAATCTTTCAAATGTTTAGGTACACCTGTCGGTTGTACTTTGAGATTAATCTTACGATCGTGTGTTTTATCCTTCATATTTACTAACTTAATATGTTTAGGATATAGTTTATTGAGTTCGTATGCTGCTTCTTGCATGACGTCCGCGTGACGTGCGGATGCGTTGCCACCTTCTTTTTCTTTACCAATAACCAACTGCCATTTAGTTATATAAAAATTATTAAATCCTTTATTAATAGCACCACAAAATGCTGCAACATCTTCATAATATCTTACTTTTGTATAACCTAAATCATCGGCCGAAAGTTTCTCTAAATTTATAAATGAACTAAAAGCTCCCCAACGATTTAATCCTATTGGAAATATATCCTTTCCTTTCACAAAAGTTGCTGTAGCTATTACACCAAATGGCATATCATTTAGTAATCCAATGGAATAATTAATTAAATCATAGAACGATTCTTCAGATAGTTCCTTTTCTTTTATTACATAATCTTTCTCATCAGTAATATGACAAGGTACTATTTTTATATCATCATCCATCATCCAAATCTTTTGATTTTCAAACATCCAATGTCTGCATATCGCATCTCTTTTTTCTGGAATGCCAGAGTCTTTAGGCACATCAATAAGAACTAAATTTACACCAGGATAATCCACTGTAATATTTTTATATCGTTCCATTTCAGATACATCTCTTCTGATACAAACATAAACTCTTTTATAGAAACTTTCTGGAATCCATCCATTTTCTAATACATCGAGTTTACCCTCGGGTCTTCCATAAGTTGGTATAACTATCTTCATAAAATATATTCTACTAATAATGTTCTAAATAATAATACAACACCTGCTGCATTTAATAATATTAATGCTCTGTCTTTCCATAAGAAACTTACTATTAACCATAAGCTAACTCCAATAAATGAAAAAACAACATCATACATTGCAAATTCTGGTATACCTCTCATTGATATACCACACAATACAAATATTGATGCCACCCATTTAATATACCAATCAACTGTATATTTTGGTGTAGCACTTTTATATATACGTTTAGAATTCTTTAATTCTTTTGGGTCAAACTTCTGCGAACTCATATTCCACTCCTGCTTCTTTAAATATTTCACCGGTATTTTCTACCGCACTTTTCCATCTTTCTGGAGTATCACTTGACAGAGCTATTACTTTTGATACACCAGCTTGTATAATACCTAAAGCACATTGGCCACAAACTGGTAATCCTCGAATATACATTGTCGAATCTTTTAGTGATATACCATTTTCAGCTGCGTTATAAATGCAATTCATTTCTGCGTGTACAACATACTTATATTTTTCTTCTCTATTATTTAGTCTATCTTTATTATCTTCAATACCTTTTGGAAATCCATTATAACCGGTAGCTAATATTTTTCTATTTCTTACAGCAATTGCACCAATTTGTCTGCTTGGGTCCTTTGACCAAGTGGATATTTCTTTTGCGATGTCTAAAAATCTACCATCCCATTTATCCATAAAGCATACTCCACTTCATAAGCTTTTCTTTTTTGACTTTCATTCTATCTTCTATTTGTTTTTCAGTCACTATACCACTTATTTTTAAAACTTCTATTAGTGCTAATACATCTCCAACTTCATCTTGCAATTGTCTTTCATATTTAGTATCACCACCACTTCTTATCATCTTACTACAAGCCTGTGTTAATTCACCACATTCTTCCATAAGAATTACTAAAGCTTCTTCTCTTTGTGTCATATTATTTTCTATTTTTACTTCCTCTTTTTGTTCTACAGAATTCCACATTTCTGTAGGTATTGGATATCCAACATGATTATTCATATTTCTTTATGTTGTATTTCATTCATTAATTTTTTAACTTGGTTTAATGTTTTAAAATAATGATTTGTAATTTTTACGTTATACCATACTCCTTGTTTTTGTACAGCTTTGGTAGTGTCCTCTAATATATAATATGGATAACCTAATATTGTATCTTTAAAAATTCTATATTGTTTCCCATCATACACGTTCTTCATATTTAGCGTTACCTCTTAAAGCAAAGTATAACCCACCAAAATATAAACTAACATGTAAATAATCTTTGTAAATTACATCCCATAAACTTGTTGGACTCATCAGCCATATAACACCTGTGACTACACAAGCCATTGTTATACCACTAAATCTAGTTATTAAATCACCAAACTCTTGTGTTAGCCATTTAAATCTTGGACTGTATCTTCCTATCCTTGAAATAAAGAAATGTCTATGTTGCCATGGTATCAAACCTAATAGTCCACCTACTAGTATTCCAATTGCTGCTCCTATTTCTCCATAAGTCACAAACCACCAAACAATATATGGTAGTCCCCATGCTTCTGCTACTGCACCATCGACTGGTAGTTTACTCAAACCTTGTTGCATAAACATTGCTGCCAATGGAATTCTTAATCCGAATGTTGCGATCGGTGCGCCTATTTTTGGTATCATTTTACTAAATCAAAGTGCCTCTCATACACGTGTAAATTTTGAACTTGCCAATGGATTTTACCACCAGCTTTTAATGGATGACCATTATAATATAAATCACCTTCAAGTTTATTTAAAACATGCCTTTGCCAGGCATAATCATTTTTATAACCAAATACCACATCATTACTTCTCATTTGAACTACACAATGTAATCTATCATCTCGAATATAATAAGTCACAGCATTAGTACATATAAAATCATTCTTACCATTTTCTTTATACTCATGCCAGATACTTGGCCTTTGGTAAATCATTGATGCTCTACGTGAATCTCTATTATCACTTAACTCTTTTAAAACTTTTTCATATTGTTTAAAATACTTTTTACTATGGATAAGTAAACCATAGTTGGAGTTAATCTCACCATGTTCGTTAGCTGAATATTCCCAGGCCTGTGGAGCTCTTTGTGATTTCCTTGTACCCCATATATCTTTTACGTTTGTTGACATTGAGTTATACCAATTCAATTCATCTTCTACATATTGTTGATTAACTTCACCAAATATAGATACTTCATCAGCTTCAAAAGATGCACCAAGCAACTCGATTGTTTTCATTCCAGTTTTATCAGTTGTAAAGTTTTCTTTTTCTAACTCACTGATAAAATGTTTTCTTATATCAGCTACTTTCATCATTATCTATTGGTTGGTTAAACATATCTCTGTTAGGGTCTTGGCCTTCCATTTTGCCACGAATATATGCAACACAAAAGGATGCATAATTAATTAAATCTTTATATGAATCTTCAAGGGATTCAAAGTTTGGGTCTTTGCCAGACTCAAGGAGCGATGTTGCTCGGATTAGTTTACCAAGACATGCATCATGTAAAGTATCAATACCTCTACGATAGTGCATCGCTTGAGTTATTGTACTCTTATCACTTTGGTAATCTTGGGATTTTTTAGCTTGTAGTTCTGCACATTCTTGCAGGACTTTCATACTTTCTTTCATAATTTACTCCATAATTATCTATTATATCACATTTCATTGCAAATGTAAACCTTTAAATGTTATTTCTAAAAACAAATTCAATTGCTCGTTCAGCTTCTTTTTCAATATCTCTTTTTGCATACCAATTGCCTGTGTCAGCATCCAACTGCCTGCATAAGTATTCAATCTCTTTTGCTGTGATTGGATATCCTTTGGCCATTGCGTTACCAGCAGTGCTTACCATTATTTGATATAGTTTTGCATACCAACCAGTATCAGATATAGATTTATATTCATTAATTTGTTTACGATTAACAAAAGGACAATCATCATAACCTGTCCATTTGAAATCTGTATTATTAAGTTGGTTCTTCCTATGTTCGATTAATCCTTTTTGAATTGCATCAGGTAATCTATTGAAAAAGCCTTCTTGTCTATTTACGTATGGATGTTTTGCCATTAATTCTATTGGGTCCATTTGTTTACCTTCATGAGTAAAGATAAAATTAAATGCATCATGATATTGATTAGGAATATAATACATACGAGATAAATCTTTTGTTTGTGCATCAGATACTTCCAGGAACTCTTTATTTAAAGCATACCAAAACTTTTTGATATCATCTTTGAGAACCGGATATTTTAAATCAAATACTAGACGAAACTTTGGTGACTCTTTTGTTGATGATGCAGTTGAATAACAAACATACTTATAATTAGGATAAGTTCTTTCGATTGTTCTTATATCGCCTTTAAAATCATCCACATCCAAAGCTGCCCAGCCACCCCAACCAACAACATTATCGTTTGCTCTAGTTGTATTTGGTTCATATGTGGCAGGTGATATGAGAGGAGCTTCCTTCTTTGTAGGATACTTATCATCACTAGCTAACTTATATAACACACCAGCAAACTCATCAAAAGAAGTATAATCCATTCTCTTATGAGTTTTATTATCGTATATGTTATCAAATATTGTTAAACTTACCATGATTTCCTAAATGGTTAGGTGCCTCCCAATCTTCTGGTTTTGCTAAGTCAGGCACACCTAATGGATTTGGCCTTCCTTCTTTTATTCCAACATATTTATCCATGTTAGCTCTTAGTACTTCGTCCCAAGCTTTGTATGGGTCAACACCATAAGCATCGAGTGTACCAATAGCAACAACACATAAATCAATTAATCCATCCACAATCTCTTCAGCATCTTTACGTTGATATGCTGCTTGAGTTTCATCTAACTCTTCTTGTAAGAACTCAATTCTAAATTTTAAGAATTCTCTTAATTTATCAGGATTGTTTTCTACCCATTCACGAGTTTGATATTTTGTTTGCATGGTATGGATATCATTTACCCAGTCTTTGCTCATACTATTATATCCTTTTTAGGTGTCATAATTCTTGCGCCTTTACCTGTGACTTGGTCAACTAAAGATTGTAAAGGTTCAACAACGAACATAACAAATTTCTTATCAATCACCACACCATCCTTTGCTTTCGTATATGGCATAAAAGGAATAAATCCAATCTTACCAGGTTCTGGAGCAAATAAAGCATGGCCATCTTGAATTGTAATAGTGTTTTGACCTTCGGAAACTTTACCGATGACCTCTTCGCCATTACTTAATCTTACTAATTTATAATCCATATTTTTTCCTCATTTGGTATATTATAACACATTTCTGTGAAAATGTAAATAGTTATTTAATTTTTTTATTACATCTAATTCTGTTTGTGGATTATTCCACATTCTATTTAATCTACTAGGATGTGGTATTTTACAATGCCTTACACCTAACTTGTTTAAATAATCTGAAGCCACGTTACCCAACGCAACTATGTGAGAGTATTTATACGACTGTTCTACGGTAAATATTACCTCATCATCTAGATTATAGATGTTAGTCCAATCGTAATCTTCTTTTATCCAACCACTAACTCTATTCCAAGTTGTTGATTTGGATTTATCTACTAAACCTGGTTTCTGTCCAACAACTAATATATTAGCCAAAGAAATCCTCCAAGTTTGCAACTTCCTCATGATTCCAACCAACAGCCTGCAGTACAGGTTCGATTGGGTCAAGGAATGTTTTTTGAAATTGCATGTCATGGTCAATGTACTGATGCAGTTTGAATTCTTCTGGTAGGTAATCAATAAAGCCAATAACGTTTTCTCGCATAGGATTTGCTTTACGTAAATATATAAACTTAATCTTATCACCATTCTTTATGTGTTGGTATTTCTTTCCAAGTGAAAGGTTATCTATACGATTGTTGTAAAGCAATGCTGCTCGTACGTGCATAGGCGTACCCTTCTTATAGATTTGGCTATGGTCTTTGAACTCACGAACTTTCGTAACTCCACGAGGGAATGCAATTTCATGTGGGTCCAATGTTTTAAAATGATTTTTAAATTTTTCGATAGCCGCCTGAGTTTCCTTTTCATCTTTTTGAATGATTACCTTGAACAAAGCTTTAAGTGCATCTCGGCATGGTTCAGGTGTACTAGATTTGATTGCTTCAATACCCATGATTTTTAAT